TCCCAAATATTATCTTATATCTTATTTATCATTTTTAGACAATATGAGTTTTAGCTTCCAACAAAAAAGGCTCCGAAGAGCCTTTTAAGTAACTTCCCATCCCGAGGGTAAAAAGTTTTGATTCTGATTTATTAGAATGGAGTTACAGTACTGACTGCGGCATTACCTACAGCAGTAATTGTATAATTGTTAGTGCTATTATCAACAAGTGCGGCACTTTGGCAAATCAACAACTGTGTGCCTGAGACCACTATAGCTTGACTAGTAGGCACAGCAATACTAGTTCCTGTATAAAGACCTGTGCCCACAACCAAGCGCATGTTTGAAATGTAACCGTTGAGACTGTTGACACCACTGTTGCGGCCGCCCACACCATAAGAAGCAACAGGTGTAACACCTGTTGTGGCCAAGGCCTGCAACAAGGTTCGAGTGCCATCATAATATGCACTTATTGTGCCTGATGTCCTGCTCACGGCCACCCAGTGCCATGCATTGGCAGTGATGCTTGCGTCTGCTTGAATCAAATAAGAAGTGCCACCAAAGAAATCAAGGCTTAGACCAGAACTTGTGCCACGCTTGAGAATTCTAAATGCTCCAGTTGTTTGTGATTCAAATATGTCAATTTCTGAGGATGGTACAGAAGTATTAAAATAAATCCATGCTTCCCATGTAAAGTCTCCGGCGCCCACTGCTAAATTAGCCGAGTTAGCACCAAAAGTAATAGCATCGCCTGAGCCGTCAAATACTACACTGTAATTAACAGTTGTAATACTAACGCCACCGCTTATTGTTGCCCCTGTTATTGTTATTGCCATAATATATATCCTATAATATATTTATTATAAAACGTTACCCAACAAAAAAGGCTCCGAAGAGCCTTTTAAGTAACTTCCCATCCCGAGGGTAAAAAGTTGATCCAATGATTATTGGAATGTTAGGTTTTGAACAGCGATCTCACCTAAGTAGTCTGCGGCATTACCGAAGCTACTTGCAGTGTTTGTCAACTCAATGTAACCATAACGTGTCATAAATGATACGACTGGTTCGAAAGTTGATGGATCTAGAACAACACCACTGCTCATCAATGGAATGTATGGGCAATAGAATGCTGCTGCATCTGTTTCACTTGAGCCTTTGTAACCAATTAGAACTGGTTGTGTGTCTTGTGCATATGTATTAACAAACACACGCATTGCACCGTTCAATGTACCAACGAACTTTGTGTTTGTTGGTGCTTCGAATGTACCTTCTGTGGTACGTGCAAATGCTGATGTTGTTGCAGACTGTAGAACAGTCAATGCAGCAGGACTTACAACTGCCCAGTTACCTGCACCACGGCGTGTGCGTTGTGCGATCAAGTTAGCAACACGATTGATTAAAACTGCCAATGCGGCATGCTCGTCACCAACGAATGTAGCTGTACCTGAAACGGTAGCTTGATTGTATGTGTACTCTGTTGTAGCCAATGTTGATAGGCTCAATAGAATTTCTTGGTCAATTTCAGCAGTAATTTCTTGTGCTAGAGCTGCCATGATTTCTGCTTCAACGTCAATACCATGTTGAGACTGAGCATCTTGTGCTGCCTCAAATGTCCAACGTGCTTGCAACTTACGTGACTTAGCTTCAACAGCTTGGCGTAGAATTTGAACGGAAATCTGACGACCACCATTGCCTTCTAAACTTGCTGTAGATGCACCTGTGTAGCTAGGAACCGATGTTCCATCAGCAACATTACCTGCAGTACGTGAATATGCTTGAGCAATTTTGAATGGGCTCAATGCTTCTTCACCAGCTGTTACGTCTGTATTGGCTGCGCTTGTGTCATTTAGACCTTGAGCATAGCGTACACGTAATGTGTGAATTTGACCAACTGGTCCTGTCATTGGCTGAACGCCGACCAACTCGTTAGCAATAACTGTTGGCATGACACGACGGATAACTGGTAAAATTACACGGTTTAGTGTAGCAACGTTACCTGCTGTTGTTGTACCGGCTGAAGATTCAGCTAGTAACTGTTTTTTGGTGTTTTCTAGAATAACACCCATTGTTGAGCGGCGAGTACCTTTAAGACCTTCAAGTAGGGCTTCTTTGGTTTCGTCCCAACGGCTTTCTAATAGAACTTGTGACATTTATATTTCTCCTAAATTATGTCTTTATTTTTAAAGCCCTGCCAAACGTCTTAGATCAATCACGTTGTCACGTGGCTCAACTTCAACTTGTGTAGTGGCAGATTTATCCCCAGTCATTGCTCTAACACTTTCTGAAATCATTTGCTTTTTAGGCTCTTTTCTTTCATTGATGTTATTAAGTACTGCTGGTAGATACTTATCGAATGCGGCCTTAAGACGAGGTGTCTGGACGCTTTCTAGTAAGTCTTGCATTATTTTTGCTTTTTCCTCATTTAGAGTTCCTAGCAATTCATCCATTGACTTTTGACGGACAGTAGACTCTTTAATAATACGAACTTCACGTTCTTTACTTTCAATTAACTTCTTAGCGTTGCTAATTGTTTTAATGGATTCAGATAATTGTTTATCTTTAGCTTGTAGTTGTACAAATAGTTTGCGTGTTTCAGCCTTATCGTTTAGATAAGTACCACTGTATTCCCCTGCAAAAGATTCAAAGATACGGCGACCAAAATCGTTTTCACGTGCAGTCTTGATATCTTCTCTCAATTGTCCAATTTCACCCTTCAAATGTTTAGTAACAGACTCGTTCATTCTCTTAGCACTTTCGATGACAAATTTTGCCTTCAATGCTTCAAGTTGTTTACGTCCTTCAGCAACCAATTTGACCTTTGCTTCTACTACAGCTTGTTTGTCTTGTGCGAATTCTTTAATTTCACGTGCAAGAGCATGAACAATAAATTGTTCTAACTTTTGCTGACTTTCCATTTGTAGTTTACGCTCATTACGTAGTTCTTTAATTTCTTCGGATAATTTCTCAACCATAAAATTATTAAACTTACTTGCATTTTCATGTAGTTTACGTTTTGCGTTAACGCGGTCTTCATTCATTGCTTGTCTTTCAATTTGAAATTCTTCAATTTCAGTTGATAGACCATCTGTTACCATTTTATCAAGGGCTTCAACCATTATGTTCTTGTCATGTTCATAACGTTGTGCAAACTCCTCACGAAGTTCCGCACGTACTTGTTCACGAGCCTCATTCAACTTTGATTCCCATGCCTCATTAATAGCGACACTGGTTTCTTCATTGATGATACCGCTCTCAAGTAATGGTTTGATAGCATCTAACATGCTCAATTCCCCTTATTTAACTTGAGGTCCTTGATAAGACGAACCACTTCATCTTTCAGGTATCTCTGTATTTTCTTGTCGTTTTGTGCGTCTGTTGCAACATCCAACATTCTATGACCATGACGTAAGTTCATCATGCCTTCATAAATTGCTTTAGGGTATGCATTAGGTGCACTTGGCTGTGCGACAATGTCCACAGTGACTATTTCGAAGTCACTAACCTTTCCGGATGCATCATCAACGTTTCCGCTGCCTCTGCTTGAAACTCCTAACTTAACACCACTTTCCAACATAGTAGACACTAATTGTCCCATTGGAGTTGGAAGTATTTTAAGTTTGCCAAAACCATTTGCACCATCCATCCACATATTAGATATCATATGTGATACACGATCCAAATTGATTTTCAAATCGTCCGGGTGATCTACTTCACCTAGAACGCTATATCCACTTGAGATTTGCTCATTTAAAGTATTGACAGCCGATTCAATTTCAGAAACAGGGTAGACACGCTCATTGGCGTTTCTTACCCCACCCTGAATGAATATCCCTTTCATATAAAGGGACTTCTTGCTACCTTCACCTTCACTTTCGACAACCATGCTGGCTCGGTCGAAAGTTAGATGCTCTTTGAGATACAAAGCCATTATCTCAGGTTACCTTATCTTTTAACAATCTTTTTAGTAGCTTGTGCTACTGGCTTAGTGATTGGCTTCTTAACAGTCTTTCTGCTTTCGCTAGTAATAGACTTTGTGTTTTGTCCGTCATCACCATGCTTTGGCTTTGGAGCTGCTTCACCCTTTTCGCTAAAGTTACCTTTGCCTGGAGCATTCTTAAATGATCCTGCACCTTTTAGGTCTTTAGTAGCTGGGTTTAACAAACCACCTTGTGTGCCACCCTTGCCGCCGTCACCAGATGAGAAATTAACTGCACCGGCTCCGTTGCTAGATACTTTCTTGTTTGCACCTAGAGTTGGGCTTTTAGTTTGTACACCATTGTCGCCATGTGTTACAGAAACTTTCTGAAGTTGAACTGCTTCTTCAAGCGTTTCTTCTTCATCATCTTCTTCTGCTTCAGTGACTTCTTCTTCCTCTTCGTCATCGGCAGATTCCATCATCTCATCTCCACCCATGTCATCACCGCCCATGTCATCCATGTCATCACCGCCCATGTCATCACCACCTTCTTGACCCATTAGGTCTTCAAACTCAGCCATTAATTGGTCTAGTTTGTCTTCCAAGTCAACAACGCGGTCTTCTAAATC